TATACGTACGCCGCCCAGTCTTACTGTACTGTCCTATTTCGATGGCGACGCCTAATCATTATTCTTCGGTTACGGTTACAGATGCTGCAGCAGTCTTATTGCCGTCATGCGTTGTAGCGGTAACAGTAGTAGAACCAGCAGAAACACCAGTTACAACACCATTTGAGCTGACAGTGGCGACTTCTGTACTGCTAGATACATAACTAACAGTCTTGTCCGTTGCATCTTCTGGGCTGACTGTTGCCGTTAACGCTGCGGTTGCTCCAACTTTAACGCTAACTGTTGCCGGTGCCAGAGTTACCCCGGACACCGTTACGGTTTTGGGGTCGCCTTCAACACCTGCGCTTTCAAAGTACTAATAGCGTCTGCATCTGAGCCAATGTACTTAGCCACATACTCACCCTTTTGATCACCTTCATCAGGCGATCCAGCCGCCGTAAATGTGTAGCTGTCTCCATCAGGTGCTTTCTTATCTGCAGGGTCTTGCGTGTTCAGTGTTTCTTTATCCTTTGCAAACTTGCCACGGAAGAAGCCAAGATACGCGCTATCACCAGCTAAATTTTCCGATTCCAAGAGGACAGCACAATACGGTGGATTCGTATCATTGCCAACATAAGTGATGCCGGAATCAACCGTCTTTTGCCCGAGGATAGTTGCTTCTTCTGCCGCGGGCATGTCAATCAGTGTAAAGTCTACGGATACTTCCCCAACGCCCTCTTGAGAAATCCAATATTCAATGTCAGACGCGGCAACTTTTAATGCAGTGCTGGCTAATCCAGAAATTTCGGCAGTAATCGTGCCGCCTTTATTGGGATCGCCTTGAATAATGATTGGATCACCCTTAGGCGTCCCGGTGCCATCAAACGGCTGGATTGTCATGCGTGGAAAATGTACTAAAGTCATAATTGACTCCCTTCTAATAATCAGCGTCGTAAAGCGCTGTAATCGTCCGATAACGTCGTGCGTCGGCGTATCGTTTTGTGTCACTAAAAAACTCGTCAAGCCCTTCCGATAATTGGAAGAATCCTAACGAGTACATGTGCTTTTTGATTGCTTGTTGTATCTGCTTGCACAGCATGCGATTACCGGATTGCACATCAATCTGGTAAGTTAGCTGCTGCGCTAGTTCTTTATCACTGGCCCCAAAAGCAGCCACCGGAGGCGCCAACGGCTTAATTACGACAAACGTCTCACCATCACCAGCCTCCGGATAGTCGTAATACTTGATTGGATACGGGGATACTGCGGGATCACCGCGAATTTCTGTATAAATTGTGTTCAACATATCTTTCATTTAAGCAACTTCCTCAATTCATTGGCTTCCAGTTCCTTAATTTTTGGCTGCATATTGTCATAAGCAGCACGAATCTTGCCAGAGCCACGTGGCGTATACGTATGCCCATTGCGGGTGTATCCAAACTCATTCAAATGGACCAACCGCCAACGTTGTTTTGAGCCATCACCCGACCAGCCAATGCGGATGTTTCGAACACCGCCACGCAATCGAGCTTTACCAGCCACAACCTCATTGATAGTTGCTCCAGTATCTCGATAACCGGCTACTGCATTTTTGATTTCAACTGCTGCATATCGGCCGGCCGTGTTCAACGCTGAATTAACAAATTGGCTGACACGGCGTTCATTGAATTTTGTGTTGAGCTTATTAATAACCTCTTCGATGCCCTTTGTATCGAGAGTGACAGTCATTGTTTCACCCCCAGAACAAGAGTAACAAACCGATTGTGCTCAAAATCATGGCGGATCTCTTCAATTTGCCACTCAGGCACATCTTGATAACGCACATCGTCAATTTTGGCCGTCATTTTGTTAGTCGGCACGAACTCACCCTTGGTATCACGGATAATTACCGTAACGCCTAAGTCGACATCATGGCCATCCAGCACAACTTTGTCTTTATTGCTTGGCGCGTAAGCGTCGCAAAGGCAATAAAAAACCTCTTTTGGCTTGATGTCGGTTGGCTCCGGGGAATCACCAACAGATTGTGAAAAGAAATGAATTGGAATTCGCAGATTCCCAGCGCTTACCTTGGGCGGTGAGTATTCAAAGGTCGGTCGGTTCGTCATCGCTGGTCTCCTTCCCATATGCTTGTAAACTCAAGCCAATAATCGTTGATAGGAAGTTGTCTTCAAAAAATTCAGCCTGATCATTGTAAACATATCTAGTGCGTTCAATGACAAGCTCTTTGAATTGGTTATTGGTGATGTCAGACACTCCAGTCATGCGATTAACTGCATCGTACGAGACCTGTAGCATGTTTTTAAGCTCAACATCTTCTGATGAGTAGTAAATGCTCATTCGAGCTTTAAATTCCGTCAAAAGAGATTGAATCTGATCATCATTCATCTGGTGTCACCCCCGCAAGTTTCTGTAAATCTGCCTTTAATGCATTGCTTGGGTAACTGATTCCCTTTGAATCGAGGTATGACTTAAGCTGTGCAACGGTGGAGTTGCTGTCTACCCCCGCTTCAACGGGGGATACTATTCCCCCGATCCACCAGCTGCAGCATTCGGATCAGTGATATTCAGTGCATAGACAAGTGCGGCATTACTATCTGCTGGCGCACCATAGAAGAACTGCTTAGCAGTGAACAGGATTGCGTCCTGAATGGCCAACGTTTGGTTAAAGTCAGAGATGTTCAACCCACCAGCCATGTATGCGTCATAACGTCCCTTAACAAAGGCAACAACCTTACCGTCTGGAACATACTGAGATTCAACAATCTGAATGCCGTAGGGCAGTGCATATACCCATTGGCCGTTGACGTTTTGCATCGTCATTGCTCGTTCAAAGTCAAGCGAAGCACCTGGTTGTACAACCAGAATTGTATTTCCACGTGCAACTACAGGCTTGCCGTTTGCCTTCTTGGACAGAGCCTTGATGATGGTCATCAATTCAAGCTTAGCTGTATCAGCGTCCTTGAGAGTCACGGTACCGGCATCGGTCTTAACTGGATAAGTTGTCACACCATTTGCTGTGGCACCCTTTGACGGGTCACGATCAAGCCCAATTGGCTTGCTGTTACCGTCACCATCGACAAAGGCGGACTCAGAGGCTGCCGCAAAAGCTTCGGTAATTTGAGTAGTAACATAGGTACGTACCCAGGATGGCCCAAAGGTGCCCAGATCATTGGGCAGCACAACAAAAGCCGTCAGCTTACTCATTTCTGCTTCCACAGACGTGAATGTAGCATCAAGCTGTCCTTGAATATCACCGAAAATCTTGCCCCACACAGCGGCACCTGTAGCATCAGACTTCCAGATTTTCAACCGTACACCGTTATTCTGCAAACCAATTGCTTGCAGCAGCGGGTGATTAGAGGTCAGATCTTCAAAAATCTTGTCCACAGTTTCTTCTGGAATCAGTTGATCGTTCTTGAATCCAGTGTCTGTAGAAATGTCATTGAAGAATTTGACTTCCTTCTGGGTCATCTTCGTGTCGCCAGTGTTGGCTGCAATAATGCTGTCGATTTCCTCTTGGGTCTTATTCTTCAGCTTCTCTTGGAAGCTATTAAGATCAGTGGACAGTGCGTCCATCATTTCACCGAACGCCTTGCCTTGGGATTCAGCATCGCCACCAGTTTTTACAATGTTGGCAAACGCCTTTTGCTTTTCAGCAAAGGTATTTAGATTTTTAAAATCCATGGTCATACTTTTATGACTCCTTTCGTATTAAAAAAGGAACCCTGCAAATTTGCTTTGCTTAGGTTTCTTCTTGTCGTTGTCGTGCAAATAAGGACTCAACTTTTCAGCGAGCAGTTTAACAATTTCGTCAGAATCAACGTTAACAACTGCGCTTGGCTTCTGATTTTTTAACTTTTGATAATCCTTAAGCGCATCAACGATTTCTTTCGTTAGCATTGTTTTTGGCCCTGCCACCAAAGAGGGCTGCTCATCGAACATGATTTCGTCAACGAACCCAAGCTCTTTAGCCTGTTCAGCTGACATGTAAGTTTCGTCAGTCATCAGTTTAAGCATTTCATCCGGTGTCTTACCTGTTCGAGAAGCATAAAGATTAGCAAATTGCTGGTCTTGCATGCTCAACACGTCTTTGAACTTGTCCATGTCGCCTGTGTTACCAGAAACACCAGAGGCTGATACACGGTGAATCATGAAAGTAGCCGTTGGTGCCATCGCAATCTTATCGGCAGCCAAAGCCACCACGGTGGCTGCCGAAGCAGCTTCACCAATGATTTTTGCAGTAACACTGCCTGAGTAATCTTTAAGCAACGACGCAATGGCGCTCCCAGCCGTTACATAGCCGCCTGGAGAATCAATTTCAATAGTCACATCGGTACCGTCGACCGGTAGTGCGTCACGCACCGCCTGCGGCGAAACCAAATCAAGGTTCCAGCTTTTCATTACCTGGGCCGTTTCATCATCAACCAGCTCCGTGTTAATTGGAATTACCTTCGTCATCATTATCACCTCCCTTCGGTGCTAATCCTGTTGGTATAGCGGGTGTTTGCTGATTTGATAGCCAAATAGCGTCACCACCAGCCAAGGGTTTCAGTCC